TAATACACAATGTTTTCTTCTCTTTCAATCTTGTTGATCACATCTGGATCATAGGCCACAACGAAGTCAACAGGCCTTACCCGCCTGATGTAGTTGCAACCAATTTCAAAACCCCGCTTTGGTATGTCAAGCAATGGTTTCTGTGATAATCCATTAAACCAAACAATCATAGTCGTAAAAAAAGGGGCCAATGTTGCCACTGGCCCCAGATCAATTATGAGTGAGGATCAACTATTAAAGTTGATTGTCTCCTATAATTTTAACGCCATAAGTGTCGTGAAGTTCTGCAACACCGTAAACAGTCGTTGCAACGATTTCTTCCGCTCTTAATGATTCGTCTCTTTGAGTTGCGATTTTGATGTTTTCACCAACAGCAAGACCTAATGCATCTCTTGAAAATACTGCATTAGTCACTGAAGTTGCTGAATCCTCTACAACATTTGATGTTTCAAAAATGTCTATACCAGCAATTCTTCCAACATATCCTTCTCTCATCGCTTCGTTCTGTAAGATACCTGCGTTTGGATTTGTGAAAGTGTTAGTTAGAGTTTTCTTAACATTGTATATCGCTTTTGGATGGAACACACCGTAGTATGGTCCTGGTACCGCATTTGATTTCAGAGTTGAGAATGCTTTAAAAAGTAATTCAACTGTGACTTCGTCTTGTGGTGCACCTAAAGAGTTTGAAAAGCCACTGAATAAACCAGTTAATGCTTGATCGTGTCTTTTAGCGATTGCTTCTCCAAATAATCTACCAAGATCTGCTACAACATTTCCTGTTGCATAGTTTCTTGACATATCAGTTAAGACAGTCATAACACCTGCTTCTTGTAAAGTGATGTCTGACTTACCTGGAGTGATGGCAACGTCAGTTGAAGTATCTTTTAAATCAGTTCCTTCAGCCACGTTTGCCGCTGATGTAGTCGCGAACTTAAGCACCTGCAGGACCTTGCCACTGTTTGCTGGAACTGTGAAAGTTCTAACAAGACCTGGCATAATTGCAGTTTCGCTGGCGACGAACATACTTTCTTGTACAATTGGCGAAATTTTATTTGCCAATGTTGATAGTGTAGTTTGAGCCATTTTTTGCTCTCCTTATTGTTAATGTTTAGTAGCCTTGTGTTTTTCTCCACTCCGCATACTGTTTTCTATGTTCTGGATTTTTCATATCCAGAGATTCAACATCAACTTGAGGAACACCTTCTGTGCCAGTGTTTGATTTTGATCCACCTCCTGGTTGTCCTGCTTGAACAAAATGTGGATTGGTGTTTAGGAATTCGTTAACCAACCCATTGATGTTCATTGGATCACCATTGTCAGTGTATCTCTGTTGTCCTGTTTTAGGATCAACGATCTCAACCTCACCTGCTTCTGACATCTTTACATTCTCCCTAACAAGCCTCGCGACTTGATCTGGGGATATGGCTTTGCTCTTCGTAGCCGCATCAATCAAGGCATTGTCAACCTTGACCTTTGTCAGTTCAGTTGTTAGTGTTGAAATCTTGTTGTTGAACTTGTCTGCGTTCTCCTTCAACAGTTTCTCAAACTCTGACTTCTCCTTGGCCTGGGAGATCTTTTGTTGTTCTTCCTGTGCCAAAAAGTTTTGGTATTTCTCAACGTCTATACCTTCAAACTTCTTTGTGTATTTGGCTTCTGCTTTTCTTCTTACTTCAGCCGCCACAGCATCAATGTCTGCCTGTGTATAAACTTTCGCGGGTTGATTGTCCGCTTTGTCCTGGATCGTGTTAGAGACTGTTTCAGTTGCCCCAGTGGCAGTTTGAACGTCTGGCGATGTCTGTTCTTGACTCATCGTAGTCCTCCTATTGTTATGCGTGGCAGGATTACCACTATGTTGTTATTTATTAGTAAAACTGATCAAACGAGTCTATGTCCCACTTCTCGTAGTATCCAGACTGTTTAAGTTTTTGTTGTGCTTGTTTCAGTTTTGCCATTCCCTGTATCATTATCAATGGTGCTTTGCCATAACTGAATGATACACCTTTATGTAGTCCGTTATTGGCAGGATGGTCATACATTATGGCAAACAAGGGATTCTGTTGGTGTGCTCGTTTACAGATGTTCTTGAGTTTTGGTTCTGTTATCTTGTGAGTGAAATAAAGGATGACAATGTCCAGATTGAAAATATTAAAAAGGCTACAACAATGCACAATCTGATCCAACACATCCTTCTTTGCCATTGTGATCTGTATTTTTCTATCTTCAAGAGTCTTTTTTGCAAACGGACAGATTGCCGCTCCACTCGCCTTATGCTTTTTAGCAACAACCTGTCCAATCCACTTCTCAATGTCTTTACTTCCTACGGCCACTTTTCTTACGAGCACCCATAGGAGATTTTCTGCCTGACTTTGAGCCTTTTTTATGCTTCTTGCCTTTGTGCATCTGTCTCTCCTTTTCTGTGTTTGGTTGGGAACTTCTCTGGACGTCCCTCATTTCTTGAAGGAGCATACAAGTCAAGTAGTTCAACGCCTCTGGCGTGGGCCACTCTTTTCAATAACACACAGGCCTTTCTGGCCCTTGTAGCATTTGTCTTACTTGGATGCTTCATCAATTTCTCGTAGTGAGTGAAATAGTCAAGGCATAGTTTTTTCATTTGCCTATGCCTGGCTGTCTCCTCTGGTAATCTGTATAATTTTCTAATCAAATTTAATCTGTCTCCACGGTATTGCAACACCATTTTTGTCTTGCACGGTCTCACCTGAATCTATGAAACTCGCTGATCCGTACCGTCTGTAGCCATTGCCGCAGGTCTTCCGCTGATACACTTGACACGGTCTTACGGGTCTTCCGTCCACCTCGTACTTTTGGTGATTTGTCTGCAGACCCTTCCTTGACTTTATTCCTGCCATTTTTTATCTCCACGCTCTTATGCTCCAATATGCTGGACTCAACGATTTTTGTCCTTTTACTTTTTTCAGTATGCCACCAAAACGTGCCAAGAAACTTTTCTTCCTTGCTGGTATGTTTTTCTTTATCCTCATATTTGGATCACCATACCTTACTATCTGCACACGTCCAGTTGATTTGTTTCTCACATACACTCCAAACTTTTTACTCTTGCCAGGTGTCCTGAAAGGTTTGTTCAGTGTGACTGTTCTACCTTGGTATTCAGCCATTACTTCCTTTTCCTTCTCAAGTCAGTGTCGTGTTTTCTTGATCCTCTCAAAAAACTATTCACACGTCCCATACTCCAGGCTGACATAGGTATTCCTGGTCTTGCACCTGCAGACAGGAATGCACCTTGTCCTCGTCTATAAACTTTTGCCAAAGTGCTGTAAGAATATCTTGACTTGCTGGCCTTACCTTGCAAAGTCTTTCTTACCGTCGCACTCAAAGGTTTCCTACTTTTTGCCAAGTCTCACCCTCCTGTCAATTAAAGATTGTGGTATACGTTTGCCTGACTTGTATAGTCTGCTGATCTGATTGGTGACAGAAGCCAAGGCCTGTCTTTTAGATCCTTTTACTCCTGATAGATATTTTTTAGGTAGTCCCGTTCTCTTGTCCTTGGGGACTCGTCTCCGTTTGGCCATTTGCCGCTCCTGTGTTTGTGAAGAAGTTTGAAATCTCTGGATGTAGTTCCATTATCTCTTCATTGGTCAATCCATCCTTCTCAATCATCTCTCTCATATGTTGTATCATTGCTTGTGGACTTTGCATTTCTGGATGTGCACCATCGTCTGCCATTTGGTTCTGCATCTCTTCCATTTCGTCTTCGTCTCTTGCAAGTAATTCAATTGTTTTCTGATCAATAATAGATTTTACATTTGGAGTCGCTGTGGCTGAATCTCTTTGGGCACTAGCGGCTTTGTTGATAATATCCATATCAAGGTTTTTATCTCTGATATGGAAAGCCATTGGGTATTTGATTTCTCCGTCCCAGGCCTGTCCTTGCCATAGACTGAATAATCTAAATATTTGTTCTTCTGATAGTTCCAAGTTCTTTGCCTTTTCACAAAGTTTGGCATCCAACATTAGGAATTCTGATTGCATAGCAATACCAGACATCTGTCTAGTCTCTATTGCTCTTATTGAACCCATATGTGCCATCCTGTCAATTGACTTCACAGTCTCGTCCATAGTTTTCAATATCGCTTCTAAATTACCACCATTTGGTTGCAACAAATATGGTTTTAGGTTTGGATCAAGTTCTTCTGGCATATCAATTATTGCACCTGCTCCCGCCTGTGCTGACACTGATCTTGTTTTTACCAATGAAGGGTGATTTGTCAAACTTACCAATTGTTCAGCCTCGCTGTATAGGTTGGCCAAAAATCTCTGACTCTGTGCAACACCTGAAATGTCTGACACACCAATACCTCTGATTGGACCTTTCTGTGCATACACCCAAACAGCAGGCACCTTGCCAATGTTGTTTGGTCTTGAATCAACTTGTTTCATTGGTGTCTTTTGATCGTCACCTGTGTAGGCAAATAATTCTATTGTGTCTGGTGTCCATTTACGCACATAAAACTCACCTGGTCTTTGGTAAGGTCTTTCATCTTGTTCTAACAATAATAATTCTGCAATCTCATAATGTCCGTTTGGTTGTCTTACGAATCGCCAATTTAAAATGTTTTCTGGTGTGTAGATCTGACAGAACGGTCTGATACCCTGTGCCAACTCTTCTGCTCGTGTGCCAACAACGGTTTCTGGTCTGTCAACCAACACCACGCAGTGTCCGTAGATTGAACTTTGAATGTTGACGTCTCTCATAAAGGCTTCCCAACTCTGTCCTTCAAGATCAGCGTCTTTTAGGAATTGTTCTATCTCTGGTGAGCCTTCTAACCAACCAAAATCCCTTTTAGGTTGTTGTCTATATAAGAATGCGTTGTATGTGTGTATAATTGAACGGCAGTGATTGTCTTCAGCCGCGTGTGATAATCTTGTTAAGTATTCCCCTTCATCCTCGTACTGGTATCTTTTTAGGTATTGTCCTCTTTTGTATTCAGCACCTCCTAGATAACTTCTCTTAAGAAACTTCCAATGCTCAACGTATGTGTTGTAATCCTGATGCACAGGCAATCCAATACTTTTGCCACTTGCGTCTGTAAATCCTGTGCCTGTCAAACCGTAAATGTCTTGTGCCATTATCTAATCACTCCTGTTTTTAAACGGAACCTTTCAGGGTCTGCCGTTTCGTATGCTGTCCTGATGGGGTAAAGAAATGAAATCAAATATCCTAGTGCGTCATTCATATGGTCAAATCCCTGCGTCTTGTCTGGCAACACGGTTCCCTCTTTATATGTGTGTTTGCTAACACTATTTAACAGATTCTTACAGGAAGGATGTATGAATACTTGTCGCTCTCCTGACGCTGAACATAACTTGGCATTCACTGAATTGATACGATCCCTGATGGCCATATGCCTTGGTGGTACCTTGCAAATGAAGCCTGCGTTTTGTAATATTGAAAGGTCAGTCCTGCCACCTGCTGAAGTTTTCCTTTGCCTTGAAGCAGGGTCTGGATAACAAAAAATCTTCTTACCTGGATATCTACGATGTATCTCTTGGCAAAGTTCATCTGTGTTTGAACTCCATATGGTTATCTCATCCATAACATAAACTACGCCGTTTTTTATGTGTGCCACCACAGCACTCATAGGATCAAGGTTGAAGTCCATACCTATATGGATGATGTTGTTGTCAAGAGGTTCACTAAAATGTTTCACATTATCTTTCATTGAAAAGCCGTAATAAATTATGCCTGAATATGTTTCCCAGGTTGCTTGATATTCTTGCCTAAATGTTTTTGCATCTAGATCTCTCTTGGCCTGTTCAATCTCGCCAGCATCAACAAAACCACCATCAATGGTTGTGAATTGATAACTTGACCATTCCTGCTCTGTTGGATCTTGTCCCCTCTGGTATAGATCGTGAAACCAATTCATTCCTTTTGGTGTGCCTTCAAACAAGGCCAAACCATTTGTGTCTGATAGTGTTGGTCTCAAAACCGTGCTCCAGGCCTCTTCGTCAATATCAGCACATTCATCTAACACCAAGAAATCAATACCAACACCCCTTAAAGAATCTTTGTTGTCTGCACCTCGCAAACATATCCTTGATGAATTTTTAAGTTCTATGGTAAGTTCTGCTTCGTTGATCCTTTTGACCCAACGAAGTTCTCTCAATATTTGTTTTATCTTGACCCAGGCTATCTGTTTGGCCTGTCTGTATGATGGTGCCACGTACCAGCACACCTTGTTTGGGTTCCGTGCGTGATAACAAAGTTCTCTGATTGCTAATGTTGTTTTGCCAAATCTTCTGCCAGTGACCAACACTCTGAATCGTGCTTGGTCATCCGCTACCTTGCGTTGCGGTGTTGATAATTTCATATAGTGTAATTATATGGTGCTTATTTGTCTTCCCACGGTAATGGTGCCGTTGACTCTTCGTCTGTTGGTGAGTCCTGTTGACCCAACCAGTTCTTACCAAGGAACATCAGCATACGAGCATCGCCCGCCAATGCCTTTTCAAATTGTGCTCTTCTCAAACTTTTCTTACCTTCAGCCTTGCCCTTCTCTATGAGGTTCTTGAATCTCTTTTGTAGTGTTGTGACTGAAGTGCCAACGCAGTCTGCTATCTCTTCGTAGGTGCAGTGCATTGATGCCAGTTTGAATATCAAGTCGTGATCTAGTTTGTATGATTTCTTTTGTGCGTCCATTATAATGTTTTATCCTCGCATACTATCCTGAAATGCCTTGCGTCAGTGTCACCTTGTGATGTCACAATCTTACAACGGATGTTATACACATTGCCAGCGGTGCCACCCTGTAATCTTATGTTGACC